CAAACGGGCGCTATGCGGTATCCGTTAAAACTATAATACATAAATTTAGTGTGATTGCAATAGGAGATTTAAGCACTCTGTATAAGTTCAGCTTTTGCCATTCTAGCCGTGACTTGGGTCGAAGCACTGCCTTGGCCTGTGAGTTTCACAATCATCGTGTTTCCGAAGTTAACGCTAGTGACGGTGGTGTAACCAGTGACAAACGTCCCAAACTGCGTAATAAAATCGTAGCTAACGCGTAGCACACTAGAGCTGGCACGTATCGCCGTGATATTAATTTGTGCACCGTCTGCTGCGCCAGAGGTAAGCGCGCCCGTTGCGTCTAGAACAACAGTGCCAGCAATATGCACTCGGAAAGATTTAGTTACGCCAGCCGATGATGACGTTAGCGCGTAGATAGCGCGCATTGTGTCGCCATCAGCATCGAACGTATTGACTGGTAGCGTAGTGCTATATAAATCCGTTTCGCCTGAGCCCGAATTGCTAGCGTCTGCAAAGTTTGTGAATAACACAGATACAGAGCCACCGCCTGCTGGTGCTGCCCATGTTGCGTCCCCACGCCAAAACGTACTAGAACTTGCCCCAGTTCCGCTGTTGAGATTGCCAACTGGAAGAAACAGATCAGGACACCATCAATGACGGCACTGGAACGCCTATCATTGGCACCTGTCAGCTTGGCTCCACTTCTGGTTCGACTACTGCCGTATTCGCTGAAGGTTCAATCCAGCATCCGATTGAAGGGCAGATTCTAAGCCGCCGTTACAATTTCAAGACCTTTGATGAAAAGCGTTTCAGCGGCTTGCAGACTGACTTTGTGCTGAATGCAGGTGATGACGTAACGATTTCCGTGGTCATTACCAATCCAGACGCCACTGTTGACCTTCTTCGCTTTGCCTCTCAGACTGATGAGGACAAAACAATCAGAACAAGGATTGGCCGCAGAGGTTATGCCGCCGATATTCTGTTCCAGAGCAACGCAGGAAGGCCAGTCTTGCGTTCTTATTCCCTTGATGCAACAATCTCTGGCCGCAATCTAGTCTCCTCCGAATAATATGGCTCGCCTTCAATCTGGGGTTTCCCCTTTCACTAACGGTCAGACGCTCACAGCTTCCGATCTTAACAACCATGTAACAGGAGCATCTCCGCTTCCTGACTTTATTGGACTTCAGACTGGCCTCACAACTCCTGCGAGTGCTGATGAGTTCCTGATCAATGACGTTAGTGATGGAGCTGTCAAAAAGGTGACTTTGGAGAACCTGGCAGCGAACATGCCAGCGACAACGGTTAATGCTCTGACGGTTAGCACTAACGCTGCTGTTACTGGTAATCTGACCGTTGCCGGAAACACTACTATTGGCGATGCTGACACAGATTCAGCGACCTTCAACGCAGCCTCTAGTTTTGGCGCAACCGCTACTTTCAATAAGCCTGTTGTCCTGAATGATAATAGCACTATCGGGCAGACTGTTATCTCTGGCACCTATGCTAGGTCAACGACTACCATGACAGTCACGAAAGTGGCTCATGGACTAACCACAGGAAACACCTTCTGGTTCAACGTTGACAACAATCCAACGCTTTCTGGAAGCTACTCGATCACGGTGACGAACGTAGACACGTTTACCTTCACTGTTGCTAATAGCGGTGCTACTTCTGGAAACATTTACTGGTATGCCAAGACGGCAACGATTCAATCTACTCTGGCTGGAACTGTGCAGGGTGATATTGTTGTCAATGTTGCCAAGACCAATGTTGCAAACGGTGACGAGTTTCTGATCAAGGATTCCTCAGACTCCAACAATGTAGTCATTGGCACCAGTGTTGATCCTGAACTGATCCAGGCTTACGTCAAAGACGTTCGGCTCATAGTAGTTCGATGCGGCAATCTCATCACGACTTACGCAAAGGACAATTCTACCCTGGAAATACATTCCAAAGTCAGCAGGAGGCATACAGACAGAATCACCACCTTGAAGGTAAGGATACTGCGTTCCCGTGTCCTGCTCAACTACGCTGACAGTCGAGCCATTCCATACCAGTGCAGCCTTGGCTTTGATGCTGGTGAATGTATTATGACTATCACTTCCAGATGTGGTCGTTACGTAAGTCAGTGTTGTAGCAAGTGGAACACTCTCAACAAAGAAAGAACCAGACAAGTCGTGATGGCCTGGAACGTAGATGATGATTTCATCTCCTACGCTGTAACCGTGATTCGTTCCACCAAAGTTCACAGTAACTGTTGATCCAGTCCTACTGATTGCAGTTGAGTTGCTTACTGTAAGAGAACTGTTCCGACTGTATCCACGAAGAATATAAATCCGATCGGCTGCTTGGAAAGCATCACAAGGGTCTGTTGCGTCAATGTCACGAACATAGGTCGTTGAACTGATTGTTCTGGAAGGGAAGTCATACTTGCTCGATGTGTTCCCTGTGGCCGTATTGTAAGTATACAAGCCATTAGAAGTCACCAAGATCAAGTATTCGGTGCCGTTAGTGTCGAGATAAGTGCAGCTAGTGCGGAAATCCGCATTGCCGTTGATCATGCTCGACAGAGTCAAATCCTTGCAGCCTGACCGAACAGCAGCGTTTCCCCTGTCCATTCGCATGTTCTTTGCGAGCTGAACAAATCCAGGCTGGATATTCACCGGATTATCACGGCTTGCCATGCCGACAAATCCAGCGTCACCGTCTGTCTGATAAGGGGAATTTGGCATGGTTTAACTTTCCATTTAAAAGCAGGCAATCAAGCAGTTGCCTGAAAGTGCATGGCATCTCTGCCCCAGAATGCACCGGCAGAAAGCCAGCCTTCCTTGGCGAAGGCTTCCATGACCTCAAAAGGCATCGTTGCGACTATAGGCCAGGAGACGCTATTGCCGTTCTTGTCAGGGCAGAAGTCCACTGCTGCACCTCTAGCGTGCATACTTGGCAGGCTTCCGTTCCTCATCGTGCGGTTGTTGAAGCATCCAGCATACTCTGCCAGAACCTCTGGATTGCTCTTCTGAATGCTCTGAAGCACCCTTTTCAGCGATTCTGCCACCTTTACATGGCACCTGATGCTGTGAACGGCCTTTCCTTCGTATTTGAGGCCTATTCCAGCCACTTCAAGAACAGTCAGCTTAGATTCATCGCCAGGATCACCAAAGAAGGCAGAAAGGCTTTTCTGGTCGCTCTTCGGCCAAGGGTTAGGAGACGGCATCAATCCTCGCAGATACTTCTGGCAAGCAGCAATAGACTTTGGCCCCCAGAAACCGTCAGGCTCTGTGCCAATCTTCTCCTGAATGCGCTTGATGCCGTATTGAGTCACTTCTTGGGAGTGATAGCGACTAGAGCGATGCCAGCAGCAGCCTGGACAAGATCACCAACGGCACCAGCGAGTTCAGGAGGCAGAGGAACGCCAAAAGCGGTCAGGATCGTGGCAATGCCGAGCCAGGTGGATTTCTCTTTGAGTTTGGAGAGGAGGAGTTTCATTATTACTTTTTAGCTATGCTTTTCAGCGTTTCGAGGATCATCACGGTTCTTTTATCTAGCCTGTTCAAGACTGCGCTCTGCTGCTTGTCTGATTCCTGAAGCTGAATAATGTCGTGTTGAGCATCTTCAATCGCAGATGCTTTAGCACTAGCCAGCCATGTGATGTAACCAGCAGTGCTGAGGGCAGAGATCACTACAGTGATCCAGGCAGAGTTAATCTTGATCAGGTTGCTCATTGCTCGTCAATCTGTTTTGCTGCTGCGAACCATTCAGCAACTTGTTCCTGGGTCTTGTTAAGTGCAATTCTGAACTGGTCAACAACAGGATGAGTGCTTCTCACTGTCGGTGCTTTATCCCACCAAGTCTGAGCTTGGAACTTCTGGTTCACATCGCTGATCTGACTGATCCATGCACTGATCTGAATGCAAATGTCACGACCCATTGCAAGACGCAGAGCAGCCATGGTGACCGAAACGGCAGGCATTGGCCTGTTTGCCCATGCTGCTTCAATCTCAGCCTCGGTAGGTTTCAGAGTGCCGTCGAGCATTACCAGTCCATCGTAGGTTTCAGGGTTGAGCATGAATGCAGCACCTGGGCAAGCCAGTGCTACAGCTTCGGCAAGATTGTCAGATGATATATTCATTATGCTCCGACCTCCAAAAGGATGATTGTTGAGGCTCCACGGGAAATACCTGCGCCATCGGTATCTGTGCCAGATCGGTTGATATAAACAGCACCTGTTGAATGGCTTGCAAGTTCAATGGCGTAAGTCTGAGACGATGTTGATGCCGGACTGTCTAGGTAGTTAATTGTGGCAGCATTCATCGCTCCTGCAACGCCAGGGTTTGACATCACAGTGACCCGTGTGCGACTTCCTGCTGTGTCACCTTGAAGGAGAGTGGTGCTTGATCGAGTCAGTCGAATGTTTGCATAGTTGCTTGTTGCTCCACCCACTGTAAGGAAAGCCAACACAAGCACTTTAGAACTGCTAGAAGAAGGCGTAATGCTGGCGGTGAACACGCTGCCAAATGTGCTCCCTGTAACTGTAGCCGTGTCAGTCTTGGTCGCCTGGACAACCTGAAGAATCTTGCCGCCTCCTGCTGTTGCTGGCGTTGCCCAGGTTCCATCACCACGCCAGAATGTCGAGGAACTTGCACTGGTTCCGCTGTTGAGATTGCCAACTGGAAGGTTCCCGCTGACTCCGGTTGAGAGCGGCAGTCCTGTGCAGTTCGTCAGTGTTCCACTTAAAGGCGTTCCAAG